GCCTGTGTACCCGTTGAAAAGGGAGTGCTCGGTGCCGTCGATCGTGGCGGTGATTCTGATCTGTCGGAGTGGCAACACCCATCCGTTGAGAGGTGATGAAGTGTTGTCAGGATTTAGCAGTCCCGTGCGGTCAATCAACTGGATCGTTGCGGTCCCTGTGTCGAATGAGTCCGTGACTCGAGTCCTGCCACGCCGCACCGAAACGCCTGTCACCATGTCAGATATTTCATAGAACGAGGCGGTGGAGGGACCGAGAAGGCTTGAGAGGCTGAGGGTGCTTGTCCCGAGCACCATGTTGCCGGAGACTATGAACGAGGCATCAGGCTTTATGAAAACACGGATATTGGGCAGGCTCATAAGACAACCTGTTTACCATTCTTTTGTGCCTTTAGCAATCCCACTCGGATCGCTTCAACGAGGTCCCTCTGAGTGGTGACCGATCCGTTGACTTGAACCGTGATGTAGGTTGATCCGCCCATGTTGCCGAGAGCGGAGAGGGGAATGATCGCTTCCGGTCCCGCCTCGCCCACTCCGACGATCTGCGGCGAAGTCACGATTCCGCCGTCTGCCATCCACCTCGACGGGGTGGTCGTTGAAGGGGTGCCCGTCAACTGGCTCACGCCATCTTGGAATCCTGCGAGGAATGTGAATACGGTGTCGTAGAGATCAGTCTGAATAGTCTCAGTCAATGCCGCTATTGCGAGGGTGGTGGCATCAAGACTGGTTTCAAGACCGCTGACTACAGTCGCCTGCGTTGCGACTGCCGCTTCTGCCGCTGAGATAGCGTTAGCAAACAAAGTTTCAACGAGTCCACGCTGAGTTGCGAGTTCACCATTCGAGGCGGCAATGTCGGCACCGAATAAAACATCGGCGGCGATTGCGCCTGTCTCCGCTCCGAGTGCGGCGATCTCTTCCCTCATGCTGAGGAAGTCGGACATATCCGAACCCGAGAGTCCGAGCAGACCCTTGGCGATCTTGTTCCCATCCAACACGCCCGCATTAATGACCTCTTGGAGGACCGAAGGCGGGAAGCCCTTGTCTCGGAGTGCCATGAGGTTGCTTTGGAAGGTGCGTGCCGCTTCCAACACTTTGCGTGTCTGACCGAGAGCCGATCCGCCCGCCGTGAGCGGTGGAGCCATCATCGACGAAACATTAGTTCGGAAGTCTGCCGCCTGCTGTTTGAGGGTCTCGTTCTTTTTGAGAAGGTCCTCATATTGTTTTTGTGCGTCTTGCGCCTGATCGAGCAGAGTCCTCGAAGGTGCTTGCGCTCCGGTGATGGTGGAGGAAAAGGCATATGCCTCTTCCCGAATACTCTTGAGAGAGTCTTTGAGGGTCTCTAGTTCTGTCTTCGCCGTGTCGATCTGTTCTAAGAGAAGGTCACGGAGGTTTGCCTGCTTTATCAGTTCCTTAAAGTTTGCCAACGACCTTGCCAGTACGGGCTTGAAAGCATCGAGTTGATCCAGTCCGAGGGTGGCGGCTTGAGCAAAGAGACTGTCTGCCGTGCCCATGATCTCTTCGGCTGATCCCTCGAGGAGTATCTTTGCGAAGTCCTTTGAGATGATGTCGTTGCCTGCTTTGGCAATGTCGGTGACCCATCCCTTGACCCATTCCCACGGGTCCTCTTTTTTGCCACGGCTTCCACCTCCACCTCCACCTCCACGGCTTCCACCTCCACGGGGTTTCAAGATTGAGTCACGAAGGCGTGTGAGTTTGCCAAGTTGATCGGTAGCGCGTTCCAATGCTCCACCGGTCAGACCGCTGAGACTGGCGGTGATTGTGTCAATCGTAGCCTCGATTGAAGCCATGTCCGCTAGGACCGTGATGTCAATACCGATCGCCGCCGCCATGCCGTCAAGCAGTCCGAGTGCGTTAGCGGTATCGAGGATTTGATCGGCGGTAAAGCCCGCCTCTTGACCACCGGCTATGAGTGCGCCAATGAGATCGTACATTCCATCTTGAGCCAAGGAGAGGTCTAATCCGAGGTTTTTTGAGAGTGCTCCGAGTGCGTCAACATCGTCGGCTGTTTTAATAATCGCCTTCTGAAGATCGAGTACGGTTCCGTCGCCCTTAGACAGACCCTTGAACAGAGTGTTGGCGGAGTCCTCTGCCTCGACCAACGCGATGTTCATGTTATTAGTTTCGTTTGCGGCACCGTAGAACGCCGCTCGAAGGGCATCGACGGTGACCTCGCCTTCGGTGCTTGCTAATAGGGCGGCTTTGAGAGCCTCCTCATAGTTCCCGAGTCCCGAAACACCTGCGGTGGTGGCGGTGTCTGTCTCTTCAATCGCTTCGCCCGTACCTGTCACCGCTAATCCGAGGCGTTCCGCTTCGCCCGTGACGATCTCAAGGACCGCACCATAGATATTGAACTCGCCTGATGCTTTTGCCGTCAACTGAGCGGAGTCAATGAGAGCAAGATAGGCATCCTCTGTCATCACCTGAGTGAAGTATTCGATTGCCTCTGCTGAAAGGAGCCAAGCCTTTATATCATTACTCTTCGCTACCTCGGCTTCTTGAAATGCTTTTGCCGTGTCTCCGAGGAAACCTGCCACCATTTCAAGTTTTTCTCCGCTAAGTTCACCTGCGGCGTACTGATCAAGCAACGACTGTGCCCATGTATCACCCGTAGCAACTAGGTTCTCAAGTTGCGTCACGATCATTGCTGACTTGTCCGAGACGGCATCGTTGCTGAGGATGTCATCAAAGAATGAGTATTGTCGTGATGTCTCTTCGATGTCTCCGCCGACTTGACTGATTGACAGTCCGAGGTCATTGAAGGCGGTCTTGAGTTCGGCGTTTGCGCCTAATGCTCCGGTGATGTAGGTGGCGACTCCGCCGAATACCTCTTCGCCTGCCCCCTCTGCGGCACCCTGAAGGATCTGATATTCGGCGGCGAGTTTCTGAATCTCACCAAACAGGATTGTCGTTGGTCCTGCGGCGGCGGATAACGCCGAGGTCATAGCGTTCTGTCGGTCTGCGGCTTGCTGTGCCTCTGCTCCGCTCTTAGCCATCCACCAAGTCACGATCGCCATTCCTGCGGCAACAGCGGCGGTGACGGCGATCAAGGGTCCCATCGAGATTTGGAGAGTGAGGGCGGCGGCTTGTAAAGCGAGGAACGCTTTAACCGCTAGTCCGATGCCGAGCAACAGCGGTCCCGTTGCGGCGGCGATCGCTCCGAGCAGGATCACCGTTTTTTGGACTGGATCAGGGAGCGACTTAAAAAGGTTTGCTACCTTCTCGAGCATCCTCCCGACTGCTCCGAACGCTGATGCCGCCATTGGCAAGATCGCCTGACCGAGACTGAGCATCAACTCTTTGAGTCTTGACATCGCCTGATTCATCTTGAACCCTGCGGTCTCAGATATGTAGGCGAATGCTTTTGCGGTGTCACCGGAGGTGTTTGTCAACTTATCGAAGATGATCTGTGTGCCCTCTGCCGCCGATCCCATCATCGACAGAACACCCTTCAAGGCACGGACATTTCCGAACACGAGGGAGGCGGCACTCTCGTTGTCACCAAAGAGTTCGTAAAGGTGCTGGAGTGTCGCAAGGAGACCCTTCTCCTTCAACTCTGCTCTGAGGTCGCCCGAACTGACTCCGAGCGATCTGAGGGCATCCTCCGCCTGCTTAGAAGGCTTCATCAACGCTCCGAGGATACCGTTGATCTGAGTGGCGGCTTCGTTTGCGTCGGTACCTGTGCGGGACATCGCCGCAAAGGCGGCACCGACTTCGTGAAACTCCACTCCCATTGCCGAAGCCATCGGGATGACTCCGCCCATCGAGGCGGCGAGAGCATCGGCTTCCACTTTACCTTCACGGACTGCGGCGGTCACAATGTCGGTGGCTTCCATCGCATTAAGGTTTTCGGCACCGTAGGCGTTCAATGCGGATGAGGCGAGGTCGGCAATGATCGAGACATCACCGAGACCGATTGCGGATGCCATGAGCGAAGCGTTCAACGCGCTCATTGCTGTTTCTCCGGTGAGACCTGCGGAGGTTACGAAGTAGAGAGCATCGGCGGCTTGAGTTGCCGAGCCGCCCATTTCAACCGCCATCACTCGAGCGGTCTCTCCCATTTTGTGGACCTCATCGGAGGCGATACCAACGAGACCGACGATTGAAGCCATCGACTTCTCAAAGTCAAGAGCCATCTTCACGGCGGCGGTACCTGCGCCAACCAATGGGAGGGTGACCCCCATCGTCATGGTCTTGCCTATTTTTGTAGCGTTCGCACCGAACCGTTTGAGGGAGCCGTCGGCTTCGTCAATGCCGAGTTTGAAGCCTTTGGAATCGGCGGTAATGACCGCTTTGATCCGACCGACAACTGTCTCTGCCATGACTCACCTCTTCCGTCTTGCTCGTTGATCTGCTAACTGTCTCTGCTGGTCCCTCTCACTTTTTTCTATTTGATAAAGGGCGATCCACTCGGTCAGTTCCGCTGAGGTCATCCGATCTTGAAGTTCGCTGACGGTCATTCCCAGTTCCCTTGCCATGTGGAAAAGGAACCGCCGTTCCGGATGTGTTATTCCGTGGCGGTCTGCGAACCCGAGGAGGATTTTCCCGAATCGTCAACTGCCGACTGAACGAGACCCGATATGCGGAGGCACGCCGAGGTCAGGAAGTCAATGGCGGAGAACGCTTTATCGGTGAGCACCCAATCCATATCTGCCTGATCGAATACGGGGTCGCCAGTCTCAGGCTCATAGCAAGAGTTGAGAAGTAGGAACGACCACATTTGTTCGCTTCGACCTCCGATGGTTTGCCCTTCATCGGCAATCATCGTTTGGATCATGCTCCGGTGGCGTGCTGAAAGGGATCGCACTTCAATCGAGACATCCCACTCTTTTACAAGTACGGTCTCTCGACCGAAGTCGTCTGCTTTTTTGATCTTGTCTTTTAGGGACACTAGGTCACTCCTTTATGTTAGGCGAATGTTCCTCGAGTGACGGCACCCGTCACTTGAAGGTCGAGAGAGAATGTTACAACATCCCCGACCGGATTGCTGATCGAGTACGAGGTCACGATGGCTTCGCCCGAATACTTAACCGCACCCGTGCCTGATCCTGCGGGACCGTACACGAATGAGCGTGAAGCGGGTTCCGCTCCACCCATGATGGTTCCGTCGGTGGTGGCATCCCAAATGCCTGACACGCTGATGCTTGCGTCCTTGAGACCGACGATGTAGGACTTCGCTGACGATCCGAACGCCGTTGTCTCGGCAGTCTCGATCGTTTCGGGGAAGTCGACTGAGGTCAGGGTGTTTGAGATATCCACAACGGAGCCTGAGGTGTTGTCGAGTGTGAAGGATGTACCTTTACCATGAACGAATGTGGGCATTTTGCTTTCTCCTTTTTAGAAACGGGCGATACTGATGTTGTAGGTGATGCTTCCCGCCGAGCCTGCGGTCGAGGCGGATGCCCGTAAGTAACGGGGCACCGATCCTGAGACCGCTATCTGTTGCGAGAATATGGTGGAGGCAGAAACCGCCGTGAAGGTCATGAGGTCTGCGAAAGTAGAGTTGTCGGCTGATGACTGGACCTTGATTGTGGTGGCTCCGCCTGTGATGCTGTTGTCGGTGACATGAAGGTTTGCGACCGCCCCGTCTGTGGAGGCGGCGGTATTGTCAACGGAGGCGAGCGGTCCAAGAGCACCGTACGCTTGCGAGGCACCGGAGGTGAGCATTGTCCCCGTGAGGATGCCCTCCTTGACATTGGCGGTTCCGTCAGTCGAGGCGTTGAAGTCTGCGGCGACTGTGACAATGTCACCGATCGGGGATGAGATGGCGTAGTTCGTTTCGTGAGCCTTCGCTTGGACTGATCGAGCACCAATAGCACCTGCGTTTAGAACGACGGTCACGAGTGGAGTCGTGCTGGAACCGAGAGCCTCTTGAAGCAGGTTCTCATTGTTGCCGATGGCTGAGTTGTCAAACATTCCTGAGAGTGCGAGGGTCCCGTCTTGAAGCCCGACAATATAGTTTTTTGCGGAGTCTCCGAAGGCGGTCGATTCGGCTGTCTCGATTGTGAAAGCGGCATCAACATTATTGAAATAGGAGGACAGGTCATAGGAGTTGAACAGGACCTTCGAGCCTTTACCGTGGATGAAACTAGGCATTATTCGGTCTCCTCTTCCGTGGCGACTTGATCGGAGCCGCCTGCCGTATTGGACACGCTCTTAGCGTCGAGAGGTACAAGGTAGCCGTACTCTAAAAGCCATTCGGCTTTCGAGGCGGGCATATCGACAGTCTCGCCGGCTTCGTAGCGGCGTTGTCCGACATCAATGCCCGAGACTCCATCTTGTCCACCCGTGACTTTGTATTTCATCAAACCTTCTCTGCGAACTGAGGCATGGTGGTAGAAGGTTTGGTCACGCCTTCGGACACCTGCGGCGACTAGCGCACTTCAAAAGAGATGTTATCGCTTGAGAGAATGTCCTCGTTGTAGCACTATTTTGGATATATCCAAAGAAATCTTGGATATGGGGTTGACAGACTGCTTTCGAGTCGATATAGTTCTATCCATGACAACAGCACCGACCACCCAAGCCACCCAGTCCGAGATCACCGAACTACGGATGCGACAAGTCGAAGATCAGATGTACCTCAACGGTCTACTCGAAGAGATCGGCTATATCCAAGAGGACCTCATGACCGAGATGAGCGAAGCGGATCGCACCTACTACGAGCACGCCCTCGCCAATCAGCGTGTCCGTGCCTACGAGGTCCGAAAGAATATGCTCCTCAGACTGAAGGTCATCGGATGAGCGAGGATCGGAAGCAACTCGAGTTTCTGCCCTCCACCTCACTCGGCAAATGGCATATCCGAAACCTCTCAGGGGTCGCCGTTTGTGACGGTCGAATCGTAGTCCCAAGGAGCGACGGCTTCATCGTCGGGGGCACTCATCCCATCTGTTGCCGTAAGTGTGCTAAGAT